TTTGCCTCGTACACTCCTTCGATCCGCTCTTCGCGAGACCGAAACAACTCCGCCAATTTATGGGCCTCGCCCTCTTTGGCGTACACTTTCACGTTAGGCATAATGTTCTCCTCTATGTTTGCCTTTCGATGACTGTATTAGAGCATGGATTTGTGTGTTTGTCTACGTTTGGTTTGGTAAATGTATCGAGTATTGTTGTTTTATGGTAGACGGTATCAGACCATAGGCTCAACGCGGCTTCGCATTGGTTCAACGTGGCTTCGATAGTATGCATAGGCTCAACGCGACCTAGATAACTGGCTTCAATGGGCAAAAAAATTGGGGGCCGAGCATCTCTGCCCAGCCCCCGTGGTACGTCAGGTTTTCTTTCTTGGATGTAGATAGCTGTTGTCGGTGTCCACATCTTTCCATTTTATTATATGTGGTTTCGGTGTTAGTGTGTAGTAGTCGTGGATCCTCTTGATCTCGTTGGCTACTCGCGCATCTGCAAACTCTTCCTTGTCTCGTTGTTCTTGTTCTTCATCTGCCTCGTAAACCTCGTCAACCCATTGTTGGCTGATGAGTCTTAGTCCTACTACTTGTAGCAGGGCCAACAGGGCTATCATTGATAGAGCCGAGATTGCGATGATGTGTATCGGAGCAGCATACTCCAATGTCCTATCAATCCAGTACATGCCGACTACCATGGTGGTAACCAATACTAACATCCAAAGCGTTCTCTTTAACATAGTATGTCCTTTTCTTAGGGTAGTGGGGCTGGACACAATGCCCAGCCCCTGGTTGATGTGTTACGCTACGCTACAGGGTATCCACAGAAAGCTCTATACATTGGTATACCTACAACATACTTGCCGTTGACTTCCTTAACTACGGCATACTCACCTTCCACAGCCACACGACCATGTGTTTGGCCAGCATCCATGTCCTTGTAGGTAATGTGTCGGCACTGTATGCAATACAATGCTTCGTACATCCCATCTGGATTGGCCTTCTCTACCATGATACGCAAGTGTTGCGTTGTTTCTTCACATGGTACACATACGGCCAAACATGCTTGATTAGGCCGGTTACGACTAGGCATTGAATGTTCCTTTCATGTTTGCCTTTCGATGATTGTATTAGAGCATGGATTTGTGTGTTTGTCTACGTTTGGTTTGGTAAATGTATCGAGTATTGCTGTCCTATGGTAGGCAATGGTGGTTTGTGGGTAGGGCGATGGTGATTTGTCGGATAGCGCGACCCACCTACCCCCCATGACCCACTTGAGTCAGTAGGAGTCCCGGCTTCTATAGTATTACTACTTTAAACGAATAAATCGTATTTTTCTGAGTTTGGGCCCCTACCCCCCTCACACAGGGGCACCCCCCGGTAGGAGTCCCAAACTTCTTGCATAAAAAATTATTTTACTATATATGTTGTTAACGGTTAATCGCCTGCGACAGAAATATATGGCTATATTGGTAGAACCAGAGCTGGGTATTGGGGTACCGGAGGACTTGCCTCCGTTGGACCTGAAAGCCCGCACTGCTGCAGCTAGTAAGACTGCCGCGGAACTCGCGGAGCATGGGCTTGATGTAGAGCCCACCAAGGAAGATGAGGATGCCGCAGCCAAAATTTCTTTGGCTTATGCGGATGACCCCGCTTCGACCTCTAAAAAGGTCACTAATAAGAAGATATCCACGCTTACACCAGCCTCTTTAGTGCTTACTAACGACATATTGACCGAATTTGGGCGGTCTGTGGTGCAGAGTTCTCTGCATGTGCGCCATCTTGTCACCAATAAGCTGTTATTAGAGACCGAAAACCCCGACCCCCGCGTGCGTATACGCGCATTGGAACTGTTAGGTAAGATATCTGACGTTGGATTGTTCGCTGAAAAGTCCGAAGTGACCATAACTCACCAGTCTACGGACGATTTAAGGGATAAATTACGTGAAAAATTGCGTAAACTGTCCGCCCCGATAAGGGTTGTGCAAGATGCGGTGGTTATAGATGGGGAATTCATGGATGTAGACGCTGAATTGGGCCTCAAAGAAGAAAAACAGCCCGTAGATGAGCCTAATGACGGATAAAGCCTTCACAGATATTGCTTTCAACGGGGATGAAATCCAGTTGATGCTGGATAATCTGGATAAGTATACCTCCGATGAGGTTGCCGAGATAGATCGCATGGTGGATGAGCTGGCCACCCGCAGAGATAACACAGAAGCATATGACGACCTGATAGAGTTCTGCAAGCGTATGCAGTCTGATTACATTGTAGGTAAACATCACCGCATGTTGGGCAATATGCTCATGGAAATCGAGGCGGGGGACAAGGACCGTATCTGTGTTAACATCCCCCCACGCCACGGTAAGTCACAATTAGTGTCTATTTTCTTTCCGGCGTGGTTTTTAGGGCGCAACCCCAATAAAAAGGTCATGATGGTGTCCCATACTACCGATTTGGCGGTAGATTTTGGTCGTAAGGTACGAAATTTGATATCTACGGACGAATATAGAGCTATTTTCCCCACTGTGAAGCTTGCGGTGGATTCTAAATCAGCGGGGAGGTGGAACACCAATTCTGGAGGAGAGTATTATGCATGTGGTATCGGTTCATCTATTGCTGGCCGCGGTGCTGATCTATTGCTTATTGACGACCCCCATTCTGAACAGGATGTCATTAACGGAAACTTTGAAACGTTTGAAAAAGCCTATGAGTGGTTCACCTTCGGGGCCAGAACACGACTGATGCCGCAGGGCCGTGTGGCCATTATCCAGACAAGGTGGCATATGGACGATCTTACGGGGCGGGTGACCAAAGATATGGTGCAGAACCCCCGTGCCGATCAATATGATGTGGTCGAATTCCCCGCTATACTAGATATAGTGAACAAGAAGACCGAAAAATCGGAACAGAAGCCTTTATGGCCCGAATTTTTTGATTTGGATGCTCTGCTCCGTACCAAAGCGTCCATGCCCGCCTTCCAGTGGAACGCGCAGTACCAGCAGGAGCCGACAGCGGAGGAAGCTGCCCTAATCAAGCGCGAGTGGTGGGGTCAGTGGAAGGAAACGCAGCCTCCATCCTGTGAGTATATTATAATGTCTCTGGATGCGGCGGCGGAAACGCATAACCGGGCTGATTTCACGGCGCTTACAACGTGGGGTGTGTTCTTTAATGAGGATGAGGACGCATATAATATTATATTGTTAAATAGTATAAAAAAGCGTATGGAATTCCCAGAACTTAAAGAACTTGCTATGGAGGAGTATAGCGAGTGGGAACCCGACGCGTTTATTGTTGAGAAAAAGAGTGCGGGTACGGCGTTGTACCAAGAAATGCGTAGAATGGGTCTACCTGTACAGGAATATACACCCCACCGGGGGACAGGGGATAAATTGGCGCGTTTGAATTCTGTTGCGGATATTGTGGCATCGGGGATGTGTTGGGTTCCTGAAACACGGTGGGCGGAAGAGGTCATAGAAGAGATTGCAGGATTCCCGTTTATGAGTCATGATGACTTGGTTGATTCTACAGTTATGGCTCTCATGCGTTTCCGTCAAGGGGGTTTCATACGTTTACCTACTGATGAACCGGACGAGGTTCAATACTTCAAACGCCGTACTGGCGGGTATTATTAGGGATTGATTTTATGGCGATTGAAAAAGGGCTGTATTCTGCCCCCCAAAGTATAGACGACGAGTTGCCTGATGAGGCGCTGCCTGAAGGGGGACTGGAAATTGAAATTGTCAACCCGGACATGGTTACGCTGGATGATGGTAGCGTAGAAATAACTCTGGTCCCTGGCTCTGATTCCTCGGATATGTCTTTTGACGGCAATCTAGCCGAGGAGATGGAGGATACGGAGCGTACTACCCTTTCCGAAGAACTTATCGGGCTTATCGATGCAGATATAGATAGCCGCAAGGAATGGGCGGATACCTTTGTAAAGGGTCTGGATGTACTCGGTTTCAAGTATGAAGAACGCACGGACCCTTGGGAGGGGGCTTGTGGTGTGTACTCCACGGTTTTAGCTGAAGCCGCTATCCGGTTCCAGGCAGAGACTATGAGTGAAACTTTCCCCGCCATGGGGCCTGTCAAGTGTAAGGTACTCGGAGAAGAGACCAAGGAGAAAAGTGAAGCCGCGGCGCGTGTCAAGGCGGATATGAATTATGAATTGACCGAAAACATGATCGAGTACCGCCCCGAGCATGAGCGTATGTTATATAGTCTGGGTCTGGCCGGTTCCGCGTTTAAGAAAGTTTATTACGATTCTAACCTCGGACGACAAGTC